TACAGTGCCAGAGATCTGGGGTCAAGAAGTGGGTGGCTGTGCTATAGAAATGCCTTAAAAATTTCCTATAGGTGAATTGATCACACTGAATAAATGCCCACACTTGAGCCCTGATCTATTGTGTAAGCACCAGGAGATTAAGTTCTTATGGGTCGTCAATAGATCTGGGGTCAAGTTACTACCGTACATCGGTCCGGACGACGAGAAGGAAGACTCCGGACTCTTGATCAGGTCAAGTCAGAAGAGATTGATCATCTCGTAATGGGGCGAGGCGCCCGCTGTACTTGGCCAAGGTCAAATTAGTGAAGACTCACATTGGTGATAATCTAATTTGGCCAAGGATTTCATTAGCCTTTATTGTCCTTAACTAATGCAAAGGCACAAGCCACAAGCTTGCCATAATTGTGTGGTGAGTTAACAAAGGAAAAATATGATTAGAATAAACTTAGATATTAAGAATGCATCCCAGGGGCAGCTTCGCTCTTTAGAAGCGGAGCTTCGGATCTTGTCTAGGCAATGGAGATCTTACGGGCCTATTATTAAAATCGACGGCAAAGACTCCGGAACAAATAAAAGTCTCAGGATCCAAGATTCCAGCCGCAAGCGGATAGCAAAGAAATGGTCAAGAAATCTATCTAGATGGTAGGAGGCCCAAGCACCATGAACCAAGGCACAAGCAACAAGCACAAGCGGCCGCAGGCCGCGCACAACCTGAGGTTGTATTTTAAAATAGTGCTTGACAAGAGTTGAAGGATATTATAGGATGAAGAAAACTAACAAAGGAGAAAGATGGAAGTAACATTTGAAGACAACGGATCACCGTTGAAGAAATCTAAAAACAGGCACGGAGAGACTAGCAAAGAGCAGCTTCGGAGAATGTGTAAGAGCATTGCCGAAGAGATCACGGACGGCGGACAAATAGGCGGAGCATATGATTGGATGGAAAAAGTTTACGACATCCGTTACATCGTTGACCGTGAGAAGCGTTACTATAGCGCCGAGATGATGGTAGCCGGAGGCGGCCCAACAATATGGGTAAGCCTGAACGAGATGGAGGTCCAGGGCTATTGGGGCGGTGACAAGGTCACTGAACCATTCATAGACAACCTAGGCTTAGATGACTATTGTGAAGAGATGTATGGCAGCTAAGCGTAAGTACTACAACCTAATCAAAGTGATTCATGAAGAATGGTGCACGAACAACGGTTACCCAACCAGGCGCAAACCATTCTTTACCAGCGGCAAGCTGCGCGAAGCTCAAAAAATTCCTGTTAGTGGAACCAGGGAGCAGGAAACTGCTCCTTCTGGAATCCGGACAGAAGATCTGATCGATTATAAAAAATTTGAAAGAATGATGAATACACAGTTAGAAGTCTCAAGCTCAAGCTCCAAGGCCCAAGCTCCAAGGCTCAAGCGCACAACCTGAGGTTGTATTCTAAACCAGAACCTAGTTCAGGTTCTGGAGGCACAAGCCACAAGCCGTCAGTCCCAAGCAGTCAGGTTCAAGCTTCAAGCCGCAAGCAGCAAGCTCCTTGATCCTCGAACCACGGTACATGGATACTGAAGAAGTTTTAGGGGGTAAAGGACCGAGGGCCTTTACCATGATAAAAGTATTGTTAGGATGACGTGTATGGAACGCAATTTGGTGTGGTGAAAAACGAATCTTTCTACTCTTCGTTACCTTAAGCTCTATAGTGCAAAAGTGCCCAGAAGTATTATAGACCAATAAATCAGGAGTCCCAAGTAAGCTAGTGTTTTCAATCCTGATAAAGGAAAGTTCCTTAAAATTTCTTTTGATTTGTTGATAAAATTTAGCTTCTGGACCCATGAAGTTTTCGGGGTAATGTCGTCACTCATTATGCGCCCGGCGTACGCAATTTATCCGGTAAAATTATATTAGACGCCTCTGCTGTTTTCATAACAAGACGGTGCGAATGATGGTTTTTATGTAACCCAAATATAGTTTGACTGTTCTCTTGTACTTCCATTTTTTTAATTTCGTGTAGGTGACCATTCACTTCAACATATAGTACAGCATCACTAACAGCATTGCCTTGCCTCGTGCCTGCCTTATTACTAGCGGTAAAAGTAGAAAGGAATTCTTGTAAATCTCTTACTCTCATTTAGATTTATCCGCAAGAGTTTTTTCTAATTCTGCTTTATAAACCTTATTATTAAACTCGAGTTCATCTATTCTTTTCTGCTGCCTTACAAGCTTAGCACTCATATCATCTACAATTTTATAAGCGCCCTTAAGTAGATTATCTGTTTTAATCCACTCAGATTCACGTTGTTTATACTCCCAGATCTGTTTCTGGTGCTTTTCAATCAAGAGGGTTAGATCAAGTTCTCCTCTGTCTTCTTTCATATCATTCATATTGACAATATAGGATACTTACCTTAAATTGTCAATACTGGGATATCAAGAGAAATCACAAAGTAGCCTTGCTCTGTCCCTATAAAATTATGGGATTACCTAAACGATTAACAGAAATGCAAAAGAGATTCGCTGAGTATTTAGTATTTGGTGGATCTGATGGACCTATGTCTAAGACAGAGTCAGCTATAGCTGCAGGTTATAGTCCCAAAAGAGCACCCGTAGAAGGATCAGAATTAACCAATCCTAGACACTCACCATTAGTGGTTCAATATATCGGAAAACTACATGAAGAAAGATTACAGAAGCATGAAGTTACTTATGCTAAACACGTGGCAGAATTAGACAGAATTAAGACAGCAGCTTTAAAAAAAGGATCTTTCTCATCCGCTGTAAACGCTGAAGTATCTCGTGGCAAGGCAGCAGGATTATACATAGACAGAAAAATAATAAAGACAGGTAAATTAGAGGACCTAACAGAAGAACAATTAGAAGCAAAAATGAAACAAATCTTAGACGACTACGCGCCTCTTTTAAATGCAACGACTGTTGAGGGTGAAGCGATTGAAGCACCTAAATCTTCTGAATCTTCCGAACCCAGTGACGAGGTATCATCGTCCGATCACCAAAGCTAAACGTACCATCATCTTCCCTGTCAAAAGAAGCAAACAATTTAATTGCTTTGTTATCTTTAGAATATAACCAACCTTCATTAATTGGATAGGCTAACTTCATTTTAGTAAATTCTTTCTCATTGGCCCAGCCCGAGTCACTCATAGCGTCGACCCACTCCACTCTGACTTTTGGAAAAGGTATATCAGGAGTTGTTAGAGTTGTGATTCTTTTTCTTCTTTTCCTAGGCATTACCCTGTATAGACTATCCCTTAAAAAATGTATAGGGATCTTAAAAGAATTAGAATTAGATAGAAATTGAATTGCTTCGCGCATAGGCAATCCTATGCTGTTTTATGCGGTATTTTTAACTTTTTGTTGGTATTGCTTACTTTTAGGTAGACATTATTTAGTGTCTCTTTTTTCAAAAAGTGTCTACCCTAGTGTCTACCCTAAAGTCAATAAAATCAATGCTTCTAGACGAAAAGGACAAAAAGACACTTTTTTTTCAATGTTTTTATTTTTATTTTTTTTTTTTTTTTAAATCCCTATACACTGGATAACTGAAGACATACTTTAGCCACATTTCAGCCACATTATAGCCTGTATTCAAAGTTTTGAGTGGTCGGATTTATACTGATCAGCTTAGCCTTGTTCCGTATATGGAAATGCGTGGCCATAGGGGTCAATGGCGATAGAGTCACTAACCTTTTAATATCTTCTTTCCCTTTAACAAATTCTGTAGTCTTCTGTAAGATCTCTTTACCAGCTCCACGCTTTCTGGACCAAACAGTATAAGCTACAGCTGTGTCAGCGTCTTGTTTAAAGTGCGCATTCTGAGACATGATATCTAATTCCTTAACGGTCTTAGGGATGTCATTGGTAAATGCCACACATATGATTCCTTCTATTTCTTTGTTAAATTGTAAGCCATATATCTTTCTATCGTAGCTCTTCCTAAACTCGAGCGACAGCTCCGGTCTTACTGGATCTTCTGTAATGTCTATAGAATCTAACTCAATTAAGTTAGTTCCTTTAACCCATTTAAAAAAGTTTTCTAAACTTCCTACCTTATTCGCAATTTTCTTTGCTAACATCGGACTCACCTTTCATAAACCATAAGTAACTCCACTCTGTACTACCTGGTGTACATTTTTTCCCTACTTTCACACTATAAGTACATGAGTTTAATAAAACTAAACAAGAAGCAATTAACATAACTGCTAATACGCTTTTAAATGTAACATTAGCTCCTTTTAGAATAATTTTGCTTATTTTCTTTTTTTTCATTGACTATATAACCCCCTTCCATCTTAGTTCTTCGGGTGTAAGAGCATCTAAAGCTATTTTTCCTTTGCCTTCACAATCTTCACATCTTGCGTGAACTTCTTCTTCTGCTTCTGCATAAGGCACCCTGTAAAAGCCATTACCTATACAGGTAGGGCATTTTATTTTATTATTGTTCATTAAATTTCCTTTCGTTTGCTTGTCTTAATGATTCTTTATA